TTTTAAAGAAACATTATTACTCAATGATTTCGATTTAGTTTGGAAAAACTTTTTCGATCAAACATCTAAATTTTTACCAGTAACATCAAATAAAATGAATTATCCAGTTGATATATTTACAACTGATAGTGGTATACAATTTGAAATTGCTGCAGTAGGTTTAGAAAAATCAGATATTGAAATATCAACAGAAGGAGAAACTTTAAGAGTTCGATATGACAAAGGTAAAGAAGAAAAGCGTGAATTTATTCACAAAGGTATCGCTAAAAGAGCTTTTGATTTTGCTTGGAAAATATCTAAAGAATTAGATTTAACTAAAGCAGGAGCAAAAATGGAAAAAGGATTATTAGCAATTGATATTCCATATGCTAAAGATAGAGCACCAAAGCGATTAATAATTAAATAAGTTACATGAGACCTACCAACTCATTATATATACCACCAACAATAGAATATCAGAATAAAAGATATAATATTCGTAGATTAGTTCGTGAAAATCCAGATGAAAATATAGAGTTCTGGAAAAATCTAATTGAACATGATGTTGTATTGCGTAAAGATGGATATTTATGGTTTTTAATTGAAATTTCAGACGCAGAAATTATCATAGAATGAAAAAGAAAAAATTACCTAAATATATACAAGAAAAATTTAAAAAACAACAATTCAATATTGGAGATATTGTTAAATGGGAATTTTTAGGAGAGTCTGGTTGGGGGGTTGTTAAAAAAATATTAAAAGCAAATGAAAAAATTACTTACATGGTTAAAACAGGCAAGTACACGTATCCTTGCGGTATTCAAATCAAAGAATATTCAAGCTACTATGCCGGATCAATCGACTACGAGACTTCAAAAAATAGATCAAATAATGGCAAAGCCGGAGTTTCAACAATTGAAACACGAAATGACGATAAAACAAGGAAACGACTTCCTGGATCTATTAGCAACACAATATCAAATACAGGATCTAACAGTAGGACAACGAATGATTCTGGGAATGGCGTTACAAACAACATACGATCAAATAGAAAAATCAAAAAGTCAGCTGAAAACAATGAATTAGAACAAGCTATAGACAAACAAAAAGATTTTCTTAGAAAATTTACTTAAACTTATATTATGAATAAAATAATAATATTATTATTTATATTGTTAATCGGAAGTACTTCTATTCCAAAAAATAAATCTGAATTTTGTATACCAATTGAAATTGAAAATTATCATATAAAAATTAAAAATAAAGAAATACAAGATAATAAACTAATTGAAGCATTAATTCAAGTTGAAAGTAGAGGAAATGATAGTTGTATAGGTGATAGGCATTTGATACTTCCATCCATAGGATGTTTACAAATTAGACCAGTAATGGTAAGAGAAGTTAATAGAATATTAAAGAAACAAAAGGATACACTACGATTTAAATATAAAGATAGATGGAGTAGAAAAAAATCTATTCAAATGTTTTATATTTGGAAAGACTTTCATCATACAAATTCTTCTGATGAGAAAATAGCAAGAAATTGGAATGGAGGACCTAAAGGTTATAAACGTAAACGTACTTTACAATATTGGGAAAAAGTAAAAATAGAAATGAGTAAAAAACTTTAGTTAAAGGTTGGATTTTTCATGTATAATTCTTATTATAAAGAAAAAAAATAAGATATGAAAAAATTATTAATTATATGTATTACTATTATCTTTTCTGGGTGTGGCATATTAAAATTTAATAATATAGAATCATTAATGGTATTTCAAAGTAATTTTATTGAAAGACCTGTTATGTCTAAAATCAAACATACGCCGATACCTAAAGAGCTCAAACAACATATTCCAGAATCAGGAGAAGTTATATTAATAGATTATTCACAATCGTCTTCAAAAAAGAGATTATGGGTTGTACAAGATGGTAATGTTGTAATTAATTGTAGAGTAGGTCACGGTAAAAATTCAGGTTGGAATTTTTCTACTAAGTTTAGTAATAAACATAACAGCAATATGAGTTGTATAGGAAAATTTATTACTGGTAATGAATATACAAATTCTGTAATTGGTAGAGCTATGAATATATATGGTCTTGAAGATAATGTAAATGACAATGTATATCAAAGAGGTATTAGATTTCATTCGTCTAAATATGCATCTGATTCATATTTTAAAAGAAATGGACGTATAGGAAGAAGTTTAGGTTGTTTTACTACCGATAAAAAATATAACAATCAAATTATTGATCTTTGTAAAATTGGAACTATAATATATGTAATTGGTTAAGAATTAGCCCAATTAATAAACTTTTGTAAATATGCATCAGCACTTTTTACAAATTTTGAATATCCCATATCTGATTTTACCCATGAAATAAATAAATTAGTATACGGTTCTGCTCTTCCTTGACCATCAACTTCATGTAATATAATTGGAACACCATCTTTAACTGCTATTACTAATCCTACATGAGTATTAAATGGAGAATATTTTTTTATTTTTGAAGAATCAATAAAAGCTTTTTGATGATATCTACTAGTAGGCCAATATATTCCAACATGAGATCCTGGAGTAAGAATATTTTTAGGAGGAATCTTACCTTTTGTAATACTACCCATTAATTTACCTAATTTTTGTACATATGCTCCACCGCCACTTTGTTGATTAGGTAAATTCATATCATAATATGTATCATATAGTTTTGTTTGGCTTGGTGACATTTTTGTCATAACATTATAGGTTGCTTTTTTACCTCCTTGACTTCTACCATATGCAGTCCATGCATCACCTAAGGTAGAAACTGAAGGATCTAAAGCATTTACAAAACTAGCACATTTATTTGCAAATTCAGGAGCTTTACATATATCAACTCGTCTTGTAGAATCAATTATATCTGTCCAATTTTTGTCAAAAGTAATTTCACCTTTGCCTTGTCTTGTAGGATCTAAATCTGTAAAATATTGATCTTTTTTATCTGTTGATTTATTTGGAGATTCAGTTGATTTACTAATAGATTGTTTTAATGCTTGATATGTTTTAGGTCCTACAATCCCATCTGGTTTTAATTTTTTTCCATCATCATCTTTATTTTTTGGATTTTTTTGAAAAGCTACTACTGCTGCCTTTGTTCCAGATCCAAAAATTCCATCTGCAGATGTTCTTCCACTCGATTGTAGTTCTGGCAGTAATCCTAATTGAATTAATTGTTTTTGCAATTCTTCAACTTTTTTACCACGACTACCTTTACGAAGTATAGATGTTTGTTCTTGTAATAAATGTTTTAATTTAATCATGATTTGTTTTTTGATTATTTTTTATTATAATAATAAATATATCAACAATTTAAATTACTGATATTTATATAAAGAAAGGAATATTATGGAAACAATTAAAAACATAGTAAACTCATCATGGTTTAAAGCAGCTGCAATCGGAAGCATTGCAATATTGCTACTTCTAGACAAAAATGTATTTTATTCTGGTATTGCATTTGGATTTGCAGCTAGAGAATTTTTGTTAGCATTTAAAAAATAATCAAGGAAAATAAGTTATGGCAAGTAAATTAAAATATAAAAACCAAATTACCGACAGTTTAACAGATGCATATGAAATTATCAAAAGTGTTGGTCGTGGTATTGAAAAAGGACAAATAGATCCTCACTCTGCAATGTCAAATTTAGCAGAATCGTTAAGAAAATTAGACTCAGTAAAACATTTTATTGAACGTGAATGAATCGTATATTTTCATACATTGTATTAATCACAGCATTATCATTAGCAGGTAGTGCAGCATATTATAGTGTTTTTGGAATTAGTAAATTATTTTCAGCACAAGCAGTTGCAGTAGCTATAATGGCAGGAACTTTAGAAGCTGCTAAATTAATAACTGCTACATATTTACATAGATTTTGGAAACATATAAATTTTTTACTTAAAACATATTTAACAATTGCTGTTATTATATTAATGTTTATAACATCGTTAGGTATATATGGATTTTTAACTGCTGCATATCAAACTACAGCTAATGAGTTGTCTGTAATGGATAAAGAAATAACTATTATTGATCTTAAAAAACAAAGATATCAAGAACAACTAACAGGTTATATACAAGAAAAGAATCAATTAGCTAATTCAATATCTGAATTAACAAAAGGACTTTCTAATAATACAGTACAATGGAAAGATAAAGAAACAGGTCAGATATTGACATCAACATCAAGTAGAACAAGAAAAGTTTTAACATCACAGTTAAATGATATAAAACAACAACGAAATAATGTTTCATTAAAAATTGAAGCATTAACTGATTCTGTAACATCATTAGATATAAGTATATTAGATATAGAATCTAATTCTACAGTTACTAACGAAATTGGACCACTAAAATACGTTTCTGAATTATTAGATCGTCCAATGAATCAAGTTGTAAATTGGTTTATATTAATTTTTATATTTGTATTTGATCCATTAGCTGTAATATTATTAATTGCTTCAAATAAGGCTTTTGATATTATTTCTGAAAATATAAAAGAAAATATATACGGAGAAAAAGTTATAAAAAATAGTAATCCAGAAGCTTTTAGACCTCCACATCCATCCGATGCAACTGCAGCACCTTATTCTGATACCAAAGATTTTCTTGAAGAAGAAGCTGAAAGAAGAATGGATATTATAGGTCAAAATGGAAATGAGGGTTTACATTATGAAGAAGAAGATAAACCTACACATCAAGGACCTACCGGTCAAGTAATAACATAAAATTAAATTATGAAAAAAATAAAATCAACAAAAACGTTACAATGCAGATGTAAAAGCTGTACTAATATAGTAGAAGTTGCAAAAACATCATTATCAGTAGTATGTTCTTTTTGTACATTTAAAATGGCAGAAGGACTTTTGGAATATTCCAAATAATTCATTATAATATAATAAAAAATATGTTAGAAGCAGAAAAAATTAAATCCAACTGGGATGAATATAGAAGTAGAGTTAATACTTTATTTTCAGATAGAGCAGATAAATTAAATAAATTATATGACGATTATGAAGAAAGGATTGTAATGATGCCTGCTTCTTCTGTTGCTCATTATCATAATGCTTTTGCTGGAGGGTATGTAGATCATGTTCTTAGAGTAATGGATTGTGTAGAAAAATTATATGATTCTTGGGAAAGTATGGGATCTGATATGTCTGGATATGAATATAATGAAATGATGTTTGCAGCAATGCATCATGATTTAGGTAAATGCGGATTTCCAGGTAAAGGAAGAGAAGTATATCAAGTAGAAACATCTGATTGGCATAGAAAAAATATGGGAAGAATGTATAAACATAATGAAAATATTCCATTCACAATGGTACCAGATCTTTCAATATATTTGCTTCAAAAATATCAAGTTCAAATGTCATGGAATGAATTTCAAGCTATTAGAATACATGACGGTATATATGATGATGCTAATAAACCATATTTTATTGCAAGATCTGCTCAAGCTAAATTAAAAACTAATTTACCTTTATTATTACATCATGCAGATCATATGGCATCTCAAATAGAATATGAAAGATGGAGATCACATAAAAATAACTCACCAAAGCCTGTTAGTGCAAAAACAAAAGCTACTAAAAAAACAGCAATTAAAAATTTAGCAGAACAAAACCCAGATATTGATAAATCAATTACAGATATATTTAAAACATTTGGAGAATCATGATACTTGAAATAATAGGATTAATAATTTTATCAGGCGGATTTGTTTACTTTGTATGGAGATCATTAACATTAGCTAATGTAACAGCAGATCAAGAAGAATATATCCAGGAATTAGAAGATATGTCTCAATACATGTACGATCAAATTAAAAATTCATATGATGAAATGAAAAAAATTGATCATAAAGGAGCGTTTGAATCAGATGACGAAGCTGGTACAACGTTTGAATTTTTAAAAAATGTAATCACAAATTTAGAAAACGAATTCAATGGGGAGAAAGAAGAAAAAGTCAAATAGATATTGGACTAAAGTTACTGAATATTCAGTTTCAGCATATAATAGATCTGAAGATAATCAAGTATTAAAAGAAAAAATATATAGAAGATTTATATTTCCAGCTTTTATGAAATTATCTGAAAATTTAATTAATAAAATGAAATGTGAATATATTGATTCAACGTTTCGTGATTTACAAACAGATTTAGTTACATATTTAACTATACGATTAGATAAATTTAATCCAAATGCTGGAAAAGCATATTCATATTATACAAGAACAGCATTTAATTATTTAATTGCAGAAAATCAAAAAGGATACTCAAATTTAAAGAAAACAGCTGAACCTGTTAATATTGATGATCAAAGAAATGTAATGATTGAAATGCATAATACAGAAATGCAAGATACATTAAAATATTTTATGGATGCGTATGTTTCATATTGTTATGAAAATTTAAATTTTATATTTACTAATCAAACAGATATACACGTAGCTGACTCAATATTACATATTTTTGAAGATAGGCAAAATATAGAACAATTTAATAAAAAAGCATTATATGTATTTATAAGAGAACGTACAGGATTAGAAACAAATAATATTACAAAAGTAATTAAAATATTAAAACATATATACTCAACTAAATTTTTAGAATATGAACGTAATGAGTTCGTGAATTTGCCTTTTTAATATTTATTATTAAAGGGAGTCCATTATGGATGTAAATGATAAATTATTTAAAGGAACAAGCTTTTCTGACTTAATGTCTGATGTCTATCATAATTCTAAAAAGAAAGATAGACAAATTAATCAGTTAATATCACAATTACAACCACTTATACGAACAGCATCTGATGCTACTATAATAGTACCATTAATAAAAGAATATTTAGATGTAGCTGTTAAAAACGATGATCATTTAGTTAAATTAACAGCTATAGTACAGCGTTATATATCAACTCAACAAACAATTACAGGCGAATCTTCATTATTAAGTGATGATGAAAAAAATCAATTATTAAAAATTGCTGATGATACGTTTGAAGAAGAATTATCAACAGAAATTGAAAAAATTGAAAATGAAGATAAAGAACTTCAAGAAAAAATTAATAATGTAAAAAAGTCGTTGGAGAATAAAGATGCAAGTTAATTTTTTACTAGCTGAAGTTATTCAAAATAATATAACTGAAACATATAAAGAAGACGATAAATCAAATTTTGGTTCAATTATTGTTCGAACGTATGATGAAGAAAAAACTCAAGAATTAATTTGTAGGCCAGTTAATTCTAGATTTAATGATATACCATTAGTTGGAGAACATGTATTAATATTTCAAGGAACTAATGAATTTAGTACTGTAGATAAATTTAGAAGGCAATGGTATTATTTTCCTGCATATAATATTCAATCAAATATTAATCATAATGCATTACCTGGTATTGCTGAAGCACAAACATCTAATGTTAACACAATTGGACAACAAAATCCATTAGGTAAGTCTTTTAAACAAAAATCTGTATCTCAGTTACAAATGTTCGAAGGAGATACAATATTACAAGGAAGATTTAGTAATAGTATTCGATTAGGAAGTACTGTAAATAATGGATCGTATACACTTCAACCAACTTGGTCAGGTAAAACAGATGGAGATCCAATTATAATAATATCTAATGCACATTTAGATAAAAAAGAAAAACAATTTACAATTGAATCATTTAAAGATGATTTTTCCTCATTTTATTTAACTTCTATGCAACAAATAAGTAATTTAAAATTATATAGAACTCCAACAAAATCATCACCTATAGAAAGTTTTAATACATCACAATTTATTGGAGATGCAAATCGTATAATTTTAAGAGCAAAAACAGATTCTATAATTTTAGATTCTCCAAATCGAATTACATTAGGAGCTCCACAAGTTAGAATTGGAGCTGAAAATGCAGGACATCCATTAGTTAAAGGAGATAAATTAAGAATGATATTAAATGATTTAGTAGCAGTTATTTCAGCAGGCGTAATAGGACCTGCAGGTATAGCTTCTAGTCCATTACAACAAGGAAAATTAATTAATATATTGAAAGATATAGGTAATTTAAATAGTAATAAACATTATTTTGATAAATAGAAAGACAAGTTATGCCAGTTTCATTTCCATTAGATAAAATACCAGCTCTGCCAAATCAAGCAGTAGCTTTGATAGTAGATCAAATAGTAAAATTTATAAATAAAATACAAGTAGAAATTGAAAAGGTTATTTCTGACTGTGCTAAGTTACCTGATGATTGCGATTGTGATTCTCCAGATATTCAAGATTTATTAGAAAGAATACGACAAATTCAAGAATTAGTTGAAAAGATTTTACAATTGGTTCCTTTAATAGAAAAAATTGTTAATCTATTAAAAACATTAGTAGGTATTGCAAATGCAATAAAAGCATTACAATTACTTAATCCTATTACAGCATTACCAGTATTAGCAGCTGAGTTAGTAATTGTACAAAATATGATTTTAGCAAATGCTGGGATTGCAGTTAAACAATTAGGTACTATACCTCCGCAAATACGTATATCATTAGAATCTGCTCTAGGAGGATTAGGCGATGTAGCAGTACAAATCGGAGGCGTTTGTAGTGATGAAGTTTCAATTAATGCAACTAATTCTTTACGTAATGCAATTGATAATTTAGATTTTTCAGATAGTATTCCAGAAAAACAACCAGCTGGATCTTGGTTGTTAGTCCAAGGATCTGGTGGAAATGGAGCTCCATTAAATCCTCCACCTAATCCTAAAAGTCCATATAATGATACCGATGGAAGTATATGGATATGGGATGGAGAAATAGATCCAGGCACAGGAATAGCATGGGGAAGCGAACAAAGTAGAAAGGATGACGAAACAATGGGAAGTGAATTTTATACAGAAATAAATACAGGAATTGAAGATATTAAATCTAGAATTGGATTAATTGAATCATTAGTAGATACACAACAAGATTTATTAAAATCTTTACAAGAAGCTCCAGCTCAATCATATAATGGGGAAGGAGCTCCAGAAACATCATTAGGAAAACCAGGAGACTATTATGTAGATACTAAAAATAAAAATATATATGGGCCTAAAACAAGTTCTGGCTGGCCGTCGCCCGTAAATTTCTAATGTTAATATTTATAAAAAAAGAAGAATAATTATGGAACAAAAAAAGTTTATACAAGTTTTAAGAAAAATTGTTAAAGAAGAAGTTAGATCAGTAATTAAAGAAGAGCTAACTGAAATATTACAAGAAGGGTTACAACGTACTGTTAATGAAATAAAAGAACCAGTACCAGTAAAAAAACATAGTAAATTCAAAGAAAATAAATTTGCTGCTGTATTAAATGAAACAGGAGCTTTAAAAGAACAAACTAGTTATGCTGATATAATGAATGAAAATATTCATATGACGTCTGCAGATGCTCGTAATTTTGGAGTACAGCGAACAATGTCGACTGCTTCTCCTACTATAATGCAAGATCCAGAAACTGGTAAGTCTATGAAAGTTGATCCTGTTATAGCTAAAGCAATGACTAAAGATTATAGTGCTTTAATGAAAGCAATTGATAAAAAGAAACATAGATAATGGCATATAAAATAGTTGAAATAGATACAAATACATTAACTCCTAATAGAGCAATTGGAGTTAAATTTCCATTCAACGCGCCTGGTGTTTTTAAAAAAACATTTACTACTTTTGATCAAGCGTCTACAAATATTAAAACATTACTATTAACAAGAAAAGGAGAAAGATATATACAACCTAATTTTGGTACAGATCTTTTAAATGTTATATTTGAACCAAATGTTTTTGAATTAAAAGACTTTATATCAACTACTATAACAGATGCAATAAGTTTTTGGTTACCTTATATTGTAATTACAGATTTAACAATTATCACATCCGACGACGATCCTAATATGATACATAATATAAAGATATCTGTTTCATTTACTGTTACAGGAACAGAATCAGAAAAAACAATAACACTTTTTGCAGGACAAGACGGAATACTTAAAATTGAATAGGAAATAAAATGGAGGTAACAAAAGATATATCATACTTAGGAAAAGATTTTGGTCAATTTAGAAAAAATTTAATTGATTTTACAAAACAATATTTTCCAAATGATTACAATGATTTTAACGAATCATCACCAGGAATGTTATTTATGGAAATGGCATCATATGTTGGTGATGTTTTAAGTTATTATGCAGATAATAATTTAAAAGAATCATTATTAGAACAAGCTTCAGAACGTAAAAATATTTATGATTTAGCTAAGTCACTAGGATATAAGTCAAAAAATGCTATTCCAGCATATACTACTGTTGATATATTTCAATTAGTTCCTGCTATTGGGTCTGGTGATAATGTTTCTCCAGATTTTAATTATGCATTAACAATTAAACCTGGAATGCAAATAAAACAAACAGATGGAAGTTCAGAATTTAGAACTTTAAATACAGTAGACTTTTCTTTTAGTTCATCAATTAACCCAACAGAAATAACAATATATGAAAGCGATGAATCAACAAATCAACCTGTATATTATTTATTGAAAAAACAAACTCAAGTAGTTTCTGGAAAAATTAAAACTGCACAATTTACTTTTACTACTCCAAAACAATATGATAAAGTTATAATTGACGATACTAATATTATAGATATTATATCATGTAAAGAATCAGATGGAGATGGATGGTATCAAGTAGAATATTTAGCACAAGATACTATATTTCAAGAAGTTCCTAATTTAATAGAAAATGATCCAGAATTTGCTCAATATAGATCAACTAGTCCTAGTTTATTAAAATTATTAAAAACATCAAAAAGATTTATTACTAGATTAAGAAGTGATAATAAATTAGAAGTACAATTTGGAGCTGGAATTTCAGATAATAATGATGAAGAAATTATACCTAATCCAGACAACGTTGGAAATGGATTAGCTGCATTTAGAAGGCCAATTGATGTTGATATAGATCCATCTAATTTTTTATATACGAGAGCATATGGACAAGCTCCATCAAATACTACATTAACTATAACATACTCAGTAGGCGGAGGAGTTTCTGATAATGTTGCTTCTGGAGTATTAACAAAGATACAATTAATTGAATTTGATGATGACCCAAATGCTATTATATCAGCTGCAATGAAAAATTTTGTAAAATCTAGCGTTACTGTTACAAATGAACAACCAGCTACTGGTGGAAAGTCAAGTGATTCTATACAAGATATTAAAAATAATGCAATGGCTAATTTTGCTACTCAGAATCGATTAGTTACAAGAGATGATTATATAATAAGATGTTATTCAATGCCATCTCAATTTGGAAGTGTTTCTAAAGCCTATATTGTTCCGGATGATCAATTATCACAAAATCAATTTGAAGAAACAAGAATTCCAAATCCATTAGCAATGAATTTATATGTATTAGGATTTGATCGAAATAGAAATTTAACTTCGTTAAATGAAGCTATAAAAACAAATTTAAAAAATTATTTAAATTATTATAGAATATTAACTGATGCAGTAAATATAATTGATGCATTTATTATTAATATTGGTATTGAATTTGAAATTACTGTTGCAACTAATTATAATAGTAATGAAGTATTATTAGAATGTATAGGTGAATTAAGAACATATTTTGATGTTGATAATTGGCAAATTAATCAACCTATTGTAATGTCTGATATCATGAATATATTAGGAAAAGTTAGAGGGGTAAATTCAGTAGTAGATGTAGAATTTAAAAATTTATATGATACTGCTAGTAATTATTCTGGAAATGTATATGATTTAGAAACTGCAACTAAACAAGGAATAATATATCCTCCGTTAGATCCTGCAATATTTGAAGTTAAGTTTTTAAATAAAGATATTAAAGGACGAGTAGTAAATTATTAAAAGAAAATTAAAACATTATGTTTAAAATAATATATCCATCAAACGACGCTACATTATATCAAGGAAAACCTAAAGTTAATACTGGATTAGATGAAATACTAGAAGTAGGAAAACGATTAACAACTGGTGTAACTTCTAGTTATTCATTATCTAGATCGTTAATAAAATTTGATATGAATGACGTATCTAATACATTATCAAAATATAGTGTAGGAATCAACGATTGTAAATTTATGTTACAATTGTATACTACTCATGCAAAAAATTTACCATCATCATATACTATTAACGCAAATGTAGTTGGACAAGATTGGACTAATGGTACTGGATATTTAAATTTTCAAAGTACTCCAGAAATTAATGGATGTACATGGGATAATCCTAAATCTGGATCATATTTTTGGATATCTAGTAGTCAAGAAGTAAATATGCCAACGGGTAGTACATTATATATATCAGGATCAGGAACAGGTGGTAGTTGGCTTTATGAATCAGGATCTGCTCAAATAAGTGGAAGTACTACGTTATATTCACAATCATTTACTACAACGTCATTAATGGATACTTCTGTACGTCCTACCGATATTAATATGGATATAACAGAAGCTGTTAAATTATGGGTGTCTGGAAGTGGAGGTTATACAGTACCTAATTATGGATTTATATTAAAGTTTTCTGACGACGATGAAGAAGATTCTGCAGTTTCAGGATTTGTTAGATTTTTTAGTAGAGATTCGAATACTGTATATGTTCCTAGAATATTAATGTATTTTGATAAATCTTCATTTTCTACAGGTAGTTTATCTTCAATTGATTTAGATTCATATGCAGTATATACTAGACTTAAAAAATCATATAAAGATCAAGAAGTTGTCAAATTAAGAATATTTGGAAGAGATAAATATCCACAAAGATCTCCAAGTAATGAGTTTCCAATGAGAACTGTTAAATATCTTCCTAGTAGTTCAGTATATACCGTAATTGATGCTGCTACTGATGAAACAATTGTTCCATATGATCCATCTTATACAAATATTAGTTGTGATAGCACAAGTAGTTTTATACAAATGGATATGTCTGGACTTATGCCTGAACGATATTATAGATTAGAATTTAAAGTTGTTGATGGATATTTAGAAGAATTTATAAGTGATAAATTTTATTTTAAAGTTACAAGATAAAATTATTATCTATATTTTTCTAGTTTAATATTTATACATATATGAATTGCTATAATCTAATATCAAAATTAAAAAAATATCCTAAACAATCATTTCCAGGCGGAGTAGATGATCCTAAATATAATGTAATTGATCAAGAACCTGACGATGGTTCTGTAAATACAGCTCCGTTTCCTGCTGCAGGAACTCCATCAGACACAATTACTGGAGATACTGGCGACTCAAGAATTCCAAATACTCAAGTTCCTATAGATTCAAAAAATTTAAATGCAATTAGTGTTAAAAATTATACCAAAGAAATAAAAAATACACAAATTAAAGATCAAAATAAAAAAATAAACACTTCAAAACAAGAAAATATTCCGCCTAGTATAATAGAACCAACTCCATCTCCAGTTGATCAGAAAATAATTAGAGAATATAATTCAAAAGGAATTTATTTTAAATCTAATTTAAATGCAATTAATAAAAGAGATGATTCTGGAAATATTACATTAATAATAAAGGATACGAATGGCTAGAGCAGTAGATACAAATAAACCAGAAGAAATAAAAGAAGTTGCAGTTCAAAAACAAGCTGAAAAAGAATTACAATCATTTGAAAAAGCCGGCCGGCCAGCTAATCAAGAAGAATTAATAATATTTGAACAAATTAAACGAAATTATACTAATAGATCTGTTGTAAAAACAATTGACACCCAATTTAGATATTTTTCATTTCCTCCAAGTACAACTATTTCTGCAGATAATTTTGATGTTACATTACCTGATTTAGATTTATCAGAGTTTGGAATAGATCCAGTAAGCGGATTTCATCGTGTACCATTAGATCCAAATTTGGATAGAGGAAATAATGAATATAGAAAAATTAATTTATCATATGGAAATGGAAATAGTTGGAATATAACTCCAGAAAATCCTCAAGGATATAAAGGTCCTAGAAGAATACCATTTGAACAAACATTATCTGGAACTCCTTTAGGAGAACGTTTTGGATTTGTTTTAACACCAGAAATTATTTCTTTACTTAACGATACAAACAAAGTTATAAGGTTTACGGTAGGATTTAGTGTTAATCAAAAAGACACAGGAGATCCTAAACGTAATACTGGATATCTTTTACAACTAGAACGGGATATGCCAACTAAATGGAGACGTAATAATAAAATAGGAGCAGATGGAAAACCAATATTTGGATCCACAAACCCAAGATCATATCAAAGATCCCAAGATCATGCAAATTATACTGGATTTTCTGGTAGTAGTTATTCCAATATGTGGCCATATATTAAATTTGTATATATAATAGATCCAACTGATATGTTTGATTATGATACTTATTTTCTAACATTAGAAACAGGAGGGCCTGCTTGGTATTTACGAAGTTCAATGTTCTGGAATGTTGAATTAATTGATGATCCTGGTAAAGGATTATTAGGAACAAGGAGATCTCGAGAATATGGAAAAATACCAACAAATTATAGAATGGATATAGAATCTCCAAAAACATAATATGTTAAAACAATATTCAAATATAGAAAATATTAATAATGCAACTAATGCAATAGCAGGAGAACGTTATAGTTCAACAGATAAAGCTTTATTTAAAGATACATTATTTCCATACGTTCCAGTTACATTAGCATCAGTAAATAGTTCTAATGAATTTCATGTATATTCTGGAGAATCATGGATTACTGCAAAACAAAATATAACACTAACAGATTATAATAAACAAGTATTTGATAAAACTGGTAATGAAATACAATTAAATCAACCAGCTAAATTTAATATATCAGAAACATTAAAAGATTTACAGTTAACTAGCGGAAAATATAAAATAGTTTTAAACTTTTTTGAAAATATTATAGGAAGTTATAATAGACAATTATTAGCAATTGATGAAATATCTCCAGATAGAACAGAAATACGTTTACGAGCTATAGACGAAACAAATCCACATTTTTTAGTTGCAATTAATCAATATATTAATAATGTACAACAAACTTCATTAGATGATGATGCTCATGAAAGATATCTATTAAATTTTTCTAGAAATAAAACTGCATTATTTGTTAATAGTGTTGTTGTTGGAAAATATCTATTTGTAAAATTATATGAACCAATTTCTGCAGATATAGAAAAAAATTTTAAATGTTGGATAGTACGTGAAAATAAATTACCATATATTGATAATATATCTGTAACAGAAATAATACAAGATATAACATTCAATGTTATTTCAGGTGTAAATTGGTATGCTTCTGCAGAACAAAATACATCAAATGCAACAACATTAAAAAGTTGGAATGATTTATTAGGATCTTCATTACAAACATCACAACAAATTATTGATTCATATTTTTCTGGAAGTTTATCTGGTGTTAGCTTAAATATTGATTTTACTGACTTTAATAATTTTATATTTTATAGCTCAGCTGCAGAACGATTAGCTAATTTTAAGTATAAAGTAGAACTATTAGAATATTATACAGCACAATCTGCATCAATAGCTAGTGTTTCTGGATCTGATGCAAAATTAAATGCAATTGAAAATAAAACTTTATATAATAATTTAATTGGAGGATTTGATCAATTTGAACAGTTTTTATATTATCAATCTTCGTCAGGATTATTTACTCATGATATTCCATTAGAAAATCCAACGGTTGAATTTGTAACTGGTAGTTATATATCACCTGTTCCAAAAAGTAATTCAACATACCCATATGAATTATATTCAGTAACAAGTAGTAATTTTGTAAATTGGTATAATGGAATCTTCGAAAGTGCTTCAATATATGATTTAAGAAATAATAATAGAATTATAAGAAATGTTCCAGAGTTCATGTTATTAGATGAAAACAATGAACATTTATCTAGTTTTGTAAATATGTTAGGTCAACATTATGATATATTATATACGTATATCAATGAAATGACTAAAATTAATACTAGAGAAGAGCATCCAAAAATTGGAATGCCAAATGAGTTATTATATAGTGTAGCAAAACAATTTGGTTGGAAATTAACTAATGGAAGTCAATCTGATGATTTATGGAAATATACATTAGGAACTGATATAAATGGTATTCCATTAACTGGATCTAATTCTGTTGGAGATCCTTCATTGCCTAGTAGAGATATTGCATTTCATACATGGAGAAGAATTGTTAATAATATACCTGGATTGTTAAAATCAAAAGGAACAAAACGTAGTATTCAAGCTTTACTAGCATGTTATGGGGTTCCACAATCGTTAATAACAATACAAGAATATGGAGGTCCTAGATTAGCAAGACCACCGGTATATGAAAAACTAAATTTTGACTATGCATTAGATTTAATTCAAAATACTGCTGGAACAGTACAAGTTGATTATAATCAACCAATTGGAAGTGTAGAATTAAGATTTAAAACAGATAACGTTTTAACAAATCCATCAGTGCCTGGAACAATGAATTTATATTCAGCAGGAGGAAATGATGTTACTATTGAATTTAGTAGAGGAACATTAGGTAAAATACAAATTAACGGAACTTCTTCCGCAGATATAGAATTATTTGATGGAAGTTATGTTAATACATTATTACGAACAGGATCTAATGGTAGTTTAGAGATACTTGCAAAAAAATCAAAATATGGAAAAATTGTTGCAACCGTTTCAGCTTCAGCAACTGGAAGTTTTTCGAATCCAGGAAGTATATTAATTGGCGGAACTACTGGCGGTAGTAGATTACAAGGACAAGTACAAGAATTACGTATATGGTCTGGAAGTTTATTAGAATCTCCATTTACTAATCACACTAAAGCTCCATCTGCATATGATGGAAATATAGATGCATATGAAGAATTAGTATTTAGAACGCCATTAACACAAAATATTGATCATTCAGTAACATCAAGTTTAACTGGAGTACAACCGGTAACATCGACTATTTCTGCGTCATTTGCTAATTGGACTAATGACAAACCATATGATTCTATAGAAGAAACATATTATTTTGATGGAATATCATTAGGTGCTGGTACATTTGATGATAATAAAATTCGATTAGAATCTACAACATTAACAGGAACATTAAATACAGAAAATCGTGCATCATTAAATCAATTTGATACTGCCCCATTAGATTCTAATAGATTAGGAGTATTTTATTCTCCACAAACAATGATAAATGAAGATATTATTTCTCAATTAGGATTTACAATGTTAGATGATCTTATAGGAGATCCTAGCAATAAAGATAAATATTCATATCCTGATTTAGTTAATGTATCAAGAAATTATTGGAGAAAATATGCTGACAAAAATGATATGAATGCATTTTTAAGAATTTTTTCTTTATTTGATTTATCATTTTTTAAACAACTAGAACAATTATTACCAGCTAGAGTTGATAAAACATTAGGAGTCTTAATACAACCTGCAATTATTGAACGTAGCAAAGATACTGTTTTAACAAGAATATCAAAATTAGAACAACATCATACTAGTAGTATTAATATTATGGATATAATAAATATTACTAGTAGTATTAATGATTATTCGCAATCTATTAACATAATACCAGATGACTTTTTACAACCTGAAATTACAGATTATAGTGGTAGTCTTGATATTTCAAAAAATAGTGTATTAAAAACTACTAGTAGCTTTGAAGATTTTGTTACAACGTTAGATTTAAGTAGTCCAACAAATATTTCTGCTAGTTATAGAGAGTATGATGCTATAATAATTGGAAAAACAAATCGATTCGAAGGAACAACATATGTACATCAATATTTAATATACTCAGGTAATACATATATTACTGGATCAACACCTTATTGGGAAAGTGAAGCAGTATTACCATTTATTACTGCTAGTAGATTTTCTGAATTTGCAAAAACTTCATATTCTTCATCAATTGGAACAACATTAAGAAGAGCGCAATTTCAAGACTATCTTCCGCGCGGAATAGCAAATCATAGATTTAATGGATGTAAAATTACTAGTCCTGATTTTAATGTTAATTCAAAAGATACGCCAGATGGCAAACCTGTTGTTGAATTTGTTGAGTCAAGTGGTAATCGTATTATAACAAAACAACCTGGTATAGAAGGGAATTTTGACATACGTGAATAAAATTAACTTTTTTAACAACGTAATATTTATATAAAAAAAGGAAATCAATGGGATACTTAGATAACACTTCTGTTACTGTAGACGCAATTCTTACTAATAAAGGTAGAGAATTGTTAGCTAAAGGAGACGGATCTTTTAATATAACTCAGTTTGCATTGGCAGATGATGAAATAGATTATGATTTATGGAATCCTAATCATTCATTAGGATCTGACTTTTATGGCATAGTTATTGAAAATATGCCGTTAACAGAAGCAATACCTGACGAAACTCAAGCTATGAAAAGTAGATTATTAACATTAGATAATAATACTACAACAAGAATACCAACTGTACAAGTAGACAAAGCATCTTTAACATTAAATACTGGTCAATCAGCTATAATACAAGCTTCTACATTTGGATTGAATAATGCAAATTCTACATTTGGTTATTCTGCAATTCTTTCTGATTCATCTGTTGCTATAATTAATCCTGCACCAAATAATGAAATTACAAGTAATATTTTACCAACAGTACCTAGTATATCAGCAAATGCAGAAGCAACAAGTATTGCTTCGTTAAGTCAAGGAGCATTTAGAATAGTAGGAAAACAATTATCAAAAGATAAAACTGCTACAATTACTATTATTGGTAATGAAACAGGCGGAAGTACAACTGTTAGTGTAACTGTCAAAGCTGCTAATTTAGCAACAACCCAAAGAGGTTAATAGGAGTTAAAATGAATACAATAATAGATAATTTAAAAAAATTACCAAATCAAAGTCAACGAGGTAGAAGAACAAGAGAAAGAAGAAGAGAAGAAGTAAGAAGAGAAAGATCTAGAGACAGAGAAGTACCAAGAGAACTTCCTGTTGAAAGAGTGCCAGTAAGACAACCGGTAAGACCTGAGCCTCCTATTGAAAGACCAGCTCCAATTCCAGAAGCTTTAGAACCAACTGTTGTAATTGAAGATCCAATAACAGGAGGCGAAATTGATCCTACTACAATTGATGAAATTAGAAGAGAAGCTATTGACGATTATATAGCTCAAGTACAAAATCAAAACACTATTTTAAATGGTGGAAAAACATTTCAAGTATTTGACATATCAGGACAAAATGGTGATATTATCGAAGCTTCAAAAGAAACTGTAACTGCAGGATTATGGAGTGATAATTTAACTGAATTACAAAGTTATTTTACTCAATCAATGAGTCAAGCACAATCACAATATTATGTTAATGTTTTACAAAAGAAACAAAACGATACAGGCTCAGCAATACAATATGCAATTGCATATGGTAATGCATTAGGAAGTGGTTCTTCAACTAATGGTAGTATTGATGATGCTCCATCAAAAGCAATTTATAGTCAATATAGACAATTATTATTAAATAAAGACATTACAAGATTTTCAACTCCACAATCTGGAAGTACTGATTCAATATATATTATTAACTTCCAAAGAAATAGAACAAAAGATAAATTAGATCCAGGAAATTTTGAATTACCATTATTAGGAATTACTGCTAGATCTACTGATGCTACTGGTAGTGTAAGTGTAGGAGAAGTTTCAGGATCTATTACATTAATTGATGATTCTACAATTGCATCTGCTTCAAATGAAGATTCAGGAAATGTATATTTTGTTGTTTCTGGAAGTATAGCAAATGGAGTACATAATTCATCAGCTCCAGATTATTATGGTGTTGTATATCCAGATCATAGTACTATTATATTAGACGGAAATTTATTAGATCAAAGATTAAGATTTGGAACAAATACTGGTTCAAATTCACAAGGAAGTAATCATTATGCATTACATGCTTCAATTTCTGGATCATATTCTGGATCATTAACAAATGGATTTAAAGCAAGAAATAAAGAAACAGTTTCTAGTACATTTTATTTTGTAAGAGTTAAAAATGGAGACTTTAATTATTCAAATAATCCAACATATACAACCGGAGATCAAGGAGATATTAAACAAGATGAATTTATAGGAGATCCTAAAGCGTATATTACAACTGTAGGTTTATATAATGAATCTAGAGAATTGTTAGCAATTGCAAAATTAAGTAAACCATTATTAAAATCTAAAAAACGTGAATTAAATATTCGTGTAAAACTAGAATATTAATAACTGATTCTATCCCCGTTATATTTATAATAAAAGTATAGCGGGGTTTTACTAGTATGCCAAATTTAATTAAAGATAAAAACGGAGTTCATCCACAAGTTTTTAAACGTGTTGATCAAGCCGACACTAAAATTACTCCTATACAAATTAACAAACAATTTACATTAACTTCTGGAAGTGAAATAAATTCAGGTGATCCATTTGATGACAACAATGATTATATGGCTATGTTTGCAAATTATGTTACAGGAACACCAGAAATTGGATCTGATGGCGTAGCTTATTTATTTAATCATCCAGAACAACAAAATTTTAGAAAAAATTTAAATGGTTCATATTCGTTTTCTGTATATCATTCGTTAAATCATTTATTTTACAAATATAAAAATGACGCATTTAAAACTCACGGAATAATAACGCCGTTAGATAAATCTACAAAAATATTATATCAATCAGCATCTGTTTTTAGTATTCCTCAAAAAAAGATGGGATTAAAAGTAAAACCAGGATCTTTTATATATAGTGGATCAGTAAATTTACATTCTGATAAGTATGAAAATATTATTGATTCTGCTATTGATACTAGTTCATATGTAACAAATGAAACATTTTATGAAGGATTTAATGAATATTTTGATATTACTAGATTAAATTTAACATCAGAAAATCTAGATCGTGGACAATCATTTCCATTAAAGCCAATATATGAAAAAACATCTGTAACCCAATCTTTATCATTTGTTCCGGGAGTATTAACAACAAATGGATCAGAAAGTAATATTGGATATGCTGCATTTTTTACAGGTTCTTCGTTTTTAAAAACTAATATTGATGGAATATATGATCGTGATCATGATTATGCTATATCATTTTATATATGTAGCGGATCTAATAAAAATAGCTTTGATGATAATATTATATCAAAAACATCAAATCATCAATTTCGACAATATCCATTTAGAATATATTTAAGTAATGGAAAAATTAAATATTCAATTGCTGCAAGTTCGCAGTTACAATTTGAACTTTTATCTGATGCACATGTTACTAGTAGTTGGACACATGTAGTTTGTCAAAAGACTGGTAGTACAATGCAAATGTATATTAACAATGTTTTACATAAATCATTATCATCAGATTCATTACTACCAACAGATGAAATACAGACTTTTCATACTGCTTCTGGTAATATAAGTAATATACATCCTATAAAAATAGGAGGATTTGCTGCAAATAATAGAAATTTAAATGGCGTATTAGATGAAGTTAGAATATATAATAAAGGATTAAATGCATCAGATATTGCTTCATTATCTGATCGTACAGAAGGAGGTTCTTTATTACAAACAAATCGTGTTGGTAATGCATTTCATAATAATGGAATTTTTGTTATATCAAGTGCTGATTATAGATATAATAATTTATTAGAATCTGAATATACAGTAAAATATAAAAGTACAATAAATATTTTTGAATTTAGTACATTATGTAAAATAGATGCAGGAGATTTTAATTTAACGACAAATCATTCAGCTTTAAAAGATGATAATGAAACATATTTAAGTCATGTTACTTCTAGTAATTTTCAACCATATGTTACAACTATAGGTTTATATAATAAACATGCAGAATTATTAGCTATTGGAAAATTAGCTAATCCAATAAAAAATAGAAATGATATTGATACAAATATTTTAGTTAGAGTTGATCTTGATCAAGATCGATTTGCAAATATTAAAGAAACAAATGAACTTGATTAAATTATCAAATATATTAAAAGAAATTTCTGAAATAGAATCAGAAAGAATATTATCAAAAATACGAAATAAAAATTTTCAATTTTTTGATAGTGGTGATAATGGAAAAGTTTATACTATAGATGGAGAAGATTTATTAATGAAAATAACATCAGAACCAGATGAAGTTGCAGTTGCAGATGTTATTGTTGGACAATATGATAAATATAACGCATTTATTCCAGTAATCTATACAGATAATAATAAAATGTATATTATGAAGCGAGCAAATAAATTATCAGCATCTATGTTTACAGAAATAGAAACATTTTATGAAAATTATAAAAACTATGCAAGACAACAAGGTATTGAAACAAGTATTTTTGATTATTTTAATAATAATGGAGCTAGAAATATTAATCAAAAACTAGCTAGTTTTATAAGTGCGTTAGAACAACAAGTTAAAGACACAGGAATCGGCGATTTAGAATTATCATTAGATTTTAAACCAGATAATATTATGGATTGGAATGGTAATTTAGTAATGATCGATTGGTAAAAGGAAAAAAAGTTATGAAAAATCATTGGCATTCAAATAATAAACAACGCCAAACAGCGTATAAATATGGATATAGATCTGGATTAGAATTAAAAGTTGCAGATCAAATAAAAGAAGCAAAATATCCAGTAAAATATGAAACAGAAACATTACAATATATTGTTCCTCAAAAAAATTCAAAGTACACACCTGATTTTGTTTTTACAAAAAAGAATGGTAACACAATGTATATTGAAACAAAAGGAAGATGGACCAGTACTGATAGACAAAAAATGAAACATATTTTAGCATCTAATCCAAATATTGATTTAAGGATTATATTTCAAAATCCAAATCAAAAAATATCAAAAGGATCAAAAACAACATATGAAATGTATGCAACTAAAATTGGAATAAAACATGTTGCAAAAAAGGATATGCCAGAAGATTGGTTAAATGAATGTTGTAAAATAAATGAAGAACCAAAAAAAGTTAAATTTTTAAATGATTGGTTGGATAATTGAAAAATAATCATTATTTTTTTAATGTAAGTTAATAAAAAGATGAAATCGTTTAATATAATGTATATTATTAAATGATGAATCGTTAGACCGATTAATTGTGTCTAACATATATTATAATAAGCCAATTATTTTGATCTTTCAGTAAATTTTCTTATAATAAATTATATGAAGAATTTAAAACTACTTCAACTCTTAGAGTCTGTTTTAGGTAAAGGTAAGCAAACATCTGGTAATAATATTGCGTTTTTCTCTCCATTTACATCACATTATAAACCTAAATTAGAAATTGATATTAATACTGATAGTAACGGACAAAATCCATGGCATTGTTGGATATCTGATAAAAAAGGTAGATCAATACATTCTTTATTTAAACAATTAAATTTATCAAAAGACAAATTTGAAAAATTAGGTAAAATAATTGAAAGATCAAAGTATAGAAATCTTTCTACAGAAATAACAAAAAATGAAGAACAAATACAATTACCAGAAGAATTTAAACCACTTTGGTTAAAAAATAATACGCCAGACTATCGTAACGCAATATATTATTTACAAAAACGTGGAATAACAATATTTGATATAATTAGATATAGAATTGGGTATGCTGAAGATGGTTTATATTCTGGTAAAATTATTATCCCTAGTTATGACGAAAACGGTCAATTAAATTATTTTGTATCTAGAGCATTTTATGAAAATGATCCATATAAACATAAAAATCCAAAAGTTTCAAAAGATATAATAGGATTTGGTATGTTAATTAACTGGAATGAACCAATTACATTATGTGAAGGAGCCTTTGACGCAATTACAATTAAAAGAAATGCAATACCATTATTTGGAAAACAAATTAACCCAAAATTACGAATGAAAATTATAGAAGAAGGAGTTAAAGAAATTAATATATGTTTAGATAATGATGCAATTATTAATGCAAAAAATATAGCAAAAACATTTATGGGAGAAGGAATAACTGTACATTTGGTTAAATTAGACAAACAAGATCCGAATGAATTGGGATATAAAAAAATTACTGAAAAAATTCAAGACACGTATCAATTTTCTTTTGAAGAAATGATGCACATGGAAATAAATTCACTATGGAAATAAAAACATTAAAAACAAATATAACTTCAATTGATAAAATATTTCATATATCTGACGTTCATATTCGTACATTAAAACGACATAAAGAATATGAACAAGTATTTGAAAATTTATTTTTACATATAGCACAACATGCAACTGATCAAAGTATTTGTGTATTAACTGGAGATATTGTACATTCAAAATTAGATATGTCACCAGAATTAATTAATATGTTAACTAAGTTCTTTAATGGATTTCATTTACCTACAATTGTTATATTAGGAAATCATGATATGAATTTAAATAATTTATATCGATTGGACGCATTATCTCCAATACTAAATGTTATTAATAATAATAATATACATTTTATAAAAGATAATGGATTATTTAAATTTGCTAACGTTGTATTTAATCATATGGCTGTTGATGTGGCTCCAAAAAATTATATTAAAGCAAAAGATTTTGAAGCTCATTATAAAATAGCATTACATCATGGAGCTGTACATAGTGCTAAAACAGATATTGGATTTCAAATATCAAATGAACATGTAACTACTGAATTATTCGAAGGACATGATTTAACATTACTAGGCGATATACACAAACCTGCACAGTTCTTAAACACTCAAAAAACTATTGGATATCCTGGATCATTAATTCAACAAAACCACGGAGAAGCACTTAATCATGGTATATTAGTATGGGATCTTCCAGATCGTACATCAGAATTTATTGAAATTGAAAATGAATATGGATATGTGACATTTGAAGTAGATAATGGCAAAATTATTAACTCTCCTAAACGTGTTCCTAATAAACCTAGAGTACGAATTAAATTTAATGATACTGATGCATCTGATATCAAAAAATTAATTGCAACTATTAGAAAAAAATATAAAGTTCAAGATATATCTATACAACGTAGTGCAAATCATATTGAAAATAATCAAAATGGATCAATAACTATTGGAAATGTTAGAGATGTAGAACATCAAAATAATCTAATAACACAATTTATAGAAGATAATCATCCAGATGCAGATAAAAAAGAACTTGATGCTATACGACATATTAATAGAACAATTAACTCAAAACTACCAGTTTTAGAATCAGTAAGAAATGTAACTTGGCATCCAGTATCATTTGAATTTAATAATATGTTTTCTTATGGAGAAAATAATAAAGTAGATTTCTCAAAACTGTCAGATGTTATAGGATTATTTGCTGCTAACGCATCTGGTAAATCATCTTTGCTTGATGCAATAACATATACTATATTCGATAAATGTAGTAAAACAAGTAAATCAAAAGAAGTTTTAAATAACAAAAAGTCCGGATTTAAAGGTGTATTTAAATTTATGTTAAATGATAAATTATATACTATTGAAAGAGAAGGAATAACATTAAAACATGGACATGTAAAAGTAAATGTTAATTTTTATAATCAAGATCAAAATTTAAATGGAGAAGAAAGAAGTGATACAAATAAAAGTATTAGGCGATACTTAGGAACATATGATGATTTTATTTTAACTGCATTTTCTTTGCAAGCTGATAATAATAATTTTATAGAAAAATCACAAAGAGAACGAAAAGATTTATTATCGCAATTTTTAGATACTACTGTATTTGAGCAATTATATCATTTAGCATCAGAAGAAATAAAAGAAACGTCTGGTAAGTTAAAAGAATATAAAAAAACAGACTTTGGATCTATTATTAAAGAATCTGACGATATCATTATTGAAAATCAAGATACAATTATTGATTTAGAAAAAACAGATAATGAATTACAAGATTCAAGAAATAATTTACAAAATGAAATTGTAGAATTAATTGAATCCAAACAACCAATGTCATACGAAGGCCCAGATATTAAAGAGTTACAAGATACACAAACATATTTAGAAGAAGATATTGAAAAATTACAAAATAATATTTCAGAATTAGAAGATACAATTAAAATATTAAATAGTCAATGTAAAGTAGGATCTGAATATGACTTTCAAGCAGATTTAAATGTTCTTAATATAAAAAAAGACAACGTTAATAAATCTTTAAAAGAATCCACTAAATGGATACATACACATCAATCAGAACTCATATATTTACAAGAAAAAATTGATCATTTAAAAGATCATGAATATGATCATACATGTAAATATTGTGTTGAAAATATATTTGTAAAGGAAGCTAAAGAAGCAGAAAAACAAATTCCAATAAAAGAAAAAGTTTTATTAAAACAAGAACAAATTCAACGATCTTCTAAAATGAAACTAAATATTTTACAAGACAAAATAGACAAAATTCAAGAAAAACAAGATATTAGAAATAAATTGGATAAACAAGAATTGCAATTACAAGTATTAGAAAGTGATATGCAAACAAAAGAATCAGAATTGGAAACTTGTTTAGAAAGACAAGATCTATTTAAAAAGAACGAATCTGCAATTATTCATAACAAATCAATTGATGAAAAAATATCTAACAAAAAGAAATTAATAACAGATATTGTATCTACATTGAAATCAATTACTGATAAGATTAAATCTAATCATGGCGAAATTGAAGTTGCTAAAACAAAGAAGAAAACAGCGTTAGAACAATTGGATACTTATAAACAATTAGAAACTGAATATAAAGCATATGAATATTATTTACATTCTGTAAAGCGTGATGGTGTTCCTTATGAATTAATTAAAAAAGCATTACCAAAAATTGAAACAGAAATAAACAATGTCTTAAATCAAGTTGTTGATTTCAATATGGTGTTAAATACAGATGGTAAAAATATCAATGGATATATTATATACGATGAAGATAATTTTTGGCCATTAGAATTAACATCTGGAATGGAACGATTTATTTCATCATTAGCAATTCGTGTAGCATTAATTAATGTTTCAGCACTACCAAGACCAAATTTCATAGCAATAGATGAAGGATGGGGTAGTTTAGATAGAGAACATATTTCTGCAGTTACAAATTTATTTGAATATTTTAGAACAAAATTTGATTTTTCTATTATAATATCTCATGTTGAATCTATGAGAGATATGGTAGACAACTTAATTGAAGTAAATAAAATAGAAAATTTTAGCCAGATTCTACATACTTAATATTTATTAAAAAAAGAAGTATGTACGAAAATGCCAAGAAAACGACGATTAAATAATCCCAAATTATCTGACAGACAAGTATTCTTTACTGACACATCAGATACTTCTCCAGATATATTTCGAATAACTGAATTTCCTACAACATTAACTGCAGGAAAAAATGTAATAAAGTTACAAGGAAATCAAAATACATTAGTAACTGGTGCATTTATTGAAATAGAAGTTATAGATGCTAATGGAGATCCAATATACAATGAAATTCTTGATTATTTAGAAGACGACGGATCAAGAGTTATTGTAGTTTATATTTATCCAGATACGCCGGAAGGCGATGCAACAATAATATTAGGTACTGAAATATTTCAACTCAACGGACAATTAGTACCATTTAATTTTCAAAATCGTGTTAATGCAAAATGGTCAAAAATAATACCGGTAACTCCAACTATACAGAATAGTAGTGAAATTATATTTACAAACGAACCTACTATAACTATAGAAGAACAAATAGCTGTACAATTAGATCGATCATTTTCTGGAAGTTTACAAACAACAACATATGATATAGGTACTATACAATACATTGAACGAAATAATGATCCAAAAGTTATTTTAACTGGAGGAAAATTTAATTCTGATATGAAGGGTGGAACATTAACTGTAACAAATCCTATTAATCCTAAACCAGTACCAAATTTTTCTTTAAATTCAACTCCTATTTATACTTCTAAAATATTAAAAGTATTAAATGATACAACACTATCATTAGAAAAACCATTTACATTTACAACTAGCCAAAGTTTATCTATACAAAGATATAATGAATTTGATAATTCTTCATATTCAATTGAATATAATGTATCTCCAAATTTTGCAACAACTCAAAATTCGCAATCATTTGCATTAATGCAAGTTAAGAACTTAGATCCACAATCTGGAGATGTATCTAGATTAAAATTATATGCTAGTAATGATGGAACTATAGGAGATTTTGAATTAATTAATGATATAGACTTAACAGCAACAGAAATATTTGTAGATGCAACTGGTTCTGATTTACCTGATGTTTCTATAGGATTTTTTACATCTCAAAGTTTAATTAATGAATATTGGGAAGGAAAAACATTTTTAGGAAATACTGAAGTAACTGGCCCAACATTAGTTTGGTCAACAAGTTCATTAAATAATGCTATGATAATTAGTAGCTCTACTGACATATCAGCACCAAATAGTGTTCATGTTGTAAAATCTATAGATGCAATTTCTGGAGTTTTTGTTGAAGACTCTCAATATAAAATACAATTTGATGCAATTGCAACACAAATTATTCCAGGACAAGATTCAAAACTTTCTATTTATTTATCTGGATCATCTTTTAATTTTGATGGAACAGATCCATTAAATTTAGAATTACCTATAAAGATAGGAAAAAAAATTGGTGAAATTACTACAACTGCTACAAATCAACGATATGATGATGTTAGTTTTATATTTAATGCTGATCAAGATGGATTAGCATCAATATTTTTTGTAGTAGAAAACGGCCAATGGCAATTATCAGAAATTCAAACATTATCAGACTCAGAATTTGGGTTTACTGAAAATTATACTAGATTACGTACATTAATTCCAAATCATCATAAAAGTAATAATCAATTATCATTTAAATTAGAATATTATAATATTGCTGGTAATAAAAGTAAAACAGTTAGCTTTATAGGAAACAAACCTTTTGAAGGAGGCAATAGATACATTGACGGCGATTTTTCAATGTTAACTGGATCATTAACTGTTGCAGATTCTTTAAATTCAGGTGTAGAAATAGTAGGACTTCAAAATACTGGCTATATTAGATCATTAGGATATGAAGGATTTAATCAAGCAATAACAGGCGGAAGAGGAGGATTTTTATTATTTTCTGGATCTGCTTTACCTCAACAAGCAACAACATCATATGAAGGAGTTGGACTAGAACTTGTTTCTGATGCAAATAATTTCTTTAGATATCGAACAAATCCTAGTATTTTAGATGTACACACTGAAACATTTTTCTTAGGAAATCCTGCAACTCAATTTATTTCTGGAGCTAATGGTCAATTAGAAATATCATCATCTGGATATCATATACAACCAACTGGAGATATTACTGCATCAAAAATATTAATTGAAGGCGGAACTATTACTGATGACGTTACCATATTAGGATCTGTTTCTGCAAATAGCATATTAACTCCAGCAACAATTGGTGGATCACCATCTACCGCAGCTAATGCGTCAGCTTCTATATCTGATAAAGGATTAGCTATATTTAGATCAGCATCAATAGCAGGATTTGTTATTAATCCTAACGAAATAAGATCTGCAGACTCTGAATTACGACTAAAAGCAGATGGTAATATTACAGCTTCTAGAGTATTATTAGAGGGTGGTACAATTACAGACGGAGTAACTATATTAGGTTCCGTTACAGCAAACAGTATTCAGACACCAGCTACAATTGGAGGATCTCCGTCAACACCAACTAATGCATCATCATCAATATCCGATCAAGGATTAGCTATATTTAGATCTGCATCCATTGGCGGATGGGATATTACTACTGCATCAATACAAGGTGGTAATCTTATAATGAAGCCACAAGGTATTTTGCAAACAAGAGATTTTGCTAGTGGCTTTAAAGGATGGAAAATTTCATCTGAAGGAAATGGTACTGCAGAATTTGAAAATGTAAGAATTAGAGGTACATTAAGAACAACTACATTCGAAAAAGAATCAGTAAACGCAGTTGGCGGTCAATTATGGGTTACTAACGCAACAACAATATCTGGATCAAATGTTACTGCAAATGATACAACAATGTCAGTTGCAAACGCATCCGGATTCACTGTTGGAGAAATATTATTAGCAAAAAAAGTTGATGGAACTGGATTTCAGACAGAATATCTTTTAGTAGAATCTGCATCAGTAGATGGTAATAATTCAAACGCAGATGAAGTGCATGGTAGAATTTATATTCAACGTGGATATGGTTCTGGATCAGCTGGATCATTTGTAGGAGATTTAGCATCAACATCACAATCATATGACGAAGGACAAGTTATAGTTTCAACAGGATTAAGTGGTAGCGGTTATATTAAAATGAACGCAAATCCAAGAGATTCTAATACTCCTTTTATAGATATTGTAGAAAGAACAGGAAGTGGATTATATGATGTTGATTTAAAAGTTCGTTTAGGAGATTTAAGTGGATTAGCAAATTCTGATTATGTATTTGGAAATCCTACACCTGGATTTGGTTTAGCAACAGATAATGTATTTTTACAAGGTGGTATTATAGCTAATACTGGATCTATTGCTGGTATAGAAATGGAATCTAGTAAATTATATATTGGAGCTGGTAATCACGCAAATTCAGATACTGGGTTTTATGTAGATTCAGGATCTAATTTTTCATTAGGTGACAAATTAACATGGGATGGATCAGCTTTAACAGTTAGAGGACAATTACGATTAGAATCAGGACAAACAGTTGATGATGCTATAAATGAAGCAACTGCATCAAATACAGCAAAATCATTAATATTAACAACTGATTCACAAGTAATGGCATTTGCATCAGCTTCATCAAATTTAGCAACACCATCAAATATAATATTTAGTATAGCTCAACAAAATTTAACTGCCAGCATATCAGCAAGTAACGTTACTATCACAACTGCACAAGGAGGAAATGTTACTGGATTTGATTTTGACACAAATAGTATATCATTTAACTCTGCAGGTTTAGTTAGTGGAATTGTAAGTGGTAGTATAACATTTGCAGGAGCATTATCTGGAGGAGGATTAAATTCAGATAAAGATAATTTTCCAGTATCAATTGAAGTTTCTGGAGACTCATTAACAGACACTACGTCGTTATTTAAAGTTGAAGGTGGATCAGCAGGAGCGTCTGGTTCTGACGGAGCAGCAGGTGCAGCTGGAGCAGACGGTATAGATGCAGTAACAGCATTCTTAACAAATGAATCACATACATTCTCTGCAGATGAATCAGGAACTATATCATCATTCGATGGTGGCTCAACTGATATGATTGTCTTTGAAGGTATTACTAATGTAACAAGCAGTTATTCATTTTCCAGAACAAATGGAACAGGAGTTAGTTCTAATATAACAAATAATACTATTACAGTAACAGGATTAACAAGTGATACTGGATCAATTAACATAACAGCAACGAGCGGAAGTACATCATTAACTAAAATCATGTCGTTAGCTAAGTCAAAAGCTGGATCTGACGGAGATCCTGGCAGTAGTGCAAAATTAATTACATTAACAACTGATTCTCAAGTATTTTCATTTCCATCTGCGTCTAGTAGCGATGCAATTGATGACGACATATTATTTATTATTAATCAACAAAATTTAGATTCAGCCGTAGTTTCTAGTAATATTACCATAAAAGATTCTGGCGGTAATACATTAACTAATCCTAGTTTAATAACAGACGTTACATCAGGAACAGGTCAAGTTTCGGGTAGTATTACATTTAGCGGTACAGTTGGAGGGAATAAAACTAAACTTCCTTTAACAATTGAAGTAGCTCGTGATAGTGTTAGTGATACAACTAGAATCTTTAAATTAGAAGGAGGATCATCTGGCTCAGACGGGTCTGATGGAGCAACAGGAGCAGACGGACAAGCATCGATAACTGCATTTTTAACTAATGAGTCTCATACATTTCCAGCTTCTGCAGACGGTACAGTACCAGACTTTTCTACTGGCACTACCGAAATGATAGTATTTTTAGGTTTAGATAATGTTACATCTAGCTTTACATTTACCGGATCTAATTCTAATGGAGTTACTGCTACAAGCTCAAGTAATTCATTAACTGTTACAGGAATGAGTCACGATTCAGGATCTATCAATTTTACCGCAGTTAGTGCTAGTGTTAGTTTAACCAAAACAATGAATTTAGCTAAATCAAAAACAGGTGAATCTGGAAGCACAGCTAAAACATTAGTTTTAACAACCGACTCTCAAGTATTTTCATTTCCTAGTGCCTCTTCAACTACAGCTTTAGATGATGATATATTAATTATAATTAATCAACAAAATTTGTCAGATACTATTGGTACTGGTGATTTAACTATTAAAGATTCATCTGGAACTACATTATCAGATCCTACATTAGTTGCAGATGTAACAAATGGATCTGGCCAAGTATCTGGTAGTATTACTTTTAGTTCAACAGTAAGTAGTACTAAATCAAAATTACCATTAACTATAGAAGTTACAAAAGACGGATTATCAGATACAACAAGGATTTTTAAGTTAGATGGAGGATCTTCTGGTTCTGATGGCGCAGCTGGTGCAGCTGGAGCTGACGGAGCACCTGCAGTTACCGGATTCTTAACAAATGAATCTCATACTTTTCCTGCTGATAGTAGTGGTACTGTATCTAGCTTTGCCGATGGAACTTCTGAAATGATTGTTTTTGTTGGATTAACTAATTCAACTTCTAGTTTTACTTATACTGGATCTAATACAATTGGAGTTACTGCTACTAGTTCTAGCAACGCAATAACAGTTACTGGTATGGCTCATGATTCTGGATCAATTAATTTTACTGCAAACAGTGCTAGTGTTAGTATTACTAAAACAATGACACTTGCTAAATCAAGACAAGGAACACAAGGAGCACAAGGAGATGCAGGAGCCACAGGGCCAACGGGTCCTAATTTTGATTTCTTAACAGGATCATTATCTGAAGTAGATACAACTGGAGGTTTGTCAAAAGGTTTGTTAATGACCTCAACCGTTTTAGGATTCCATGAAGCAATTGCTGAAGGCGATGGAACTAATGCAACTATAAATGATTTTACATCATTTTTAGATAATACAGGTAATTTCTTTATAGGAAAAAATACAGCAGCTCATTTTGCATTTTCTTCTGCATCTGCACAATTATTAATAAGTGGATCTAATGTTGATATACAAACTCCTAAATTCTTTTTAGGAAAAGATGATGTTCAATTTATTTCTGGAGCAAACGGAGAATTAGAAATATCATCATCTGGATATCATATACAACCAACTGGAGATATTACTGCATCTAAATTTTTATTAAGAGGAGGTCGTATAACTAGCGACGTAACAATAGAAGGATCTGTTTCTGCAAATAGTATATTAGTACCTGCAGGATTATCTGTTTCTGAAGCTTCAGCTTCTATATCCGATCAAGGATTGGCTATATTTAGATCAGCCTCAATAGCAGGCTTTACTGTAAGTGAGGAAGAAATAAGATCTGCAAATTCTAATTTAAGATTGAAAGCATCTGGACAAGTTACTGCTTCTACATTATTATTAAATGGAGGAAGTGTAGCAGGTATGCCAGTAAGTAATGATGAAATTGCAGTTGGAAGTGTGTTAAAAATGAAAGATTCTGGCCAGATAACAGGATCTAAAGTTTTATTTGATGGAGGAGATATTGCAGGATTTAATATTAATACAATCGGTATTAAATCTTCAAATAGCAACTTAATATTATCTGCATCAGGACAAATAACAGCATCTGATGCTAATATAACTGGAGATATAGTAGCAAATACAATTACTGCAAACACAGCAGGAACTATTGCAGGGTTTAATATTAATTCAGTTGGTATTAAATCTTCAAATAGTAACTTAATATTATCAGCATCGGGTCAAATAACAGCATCTAACGCACAAATAAGCGGAAAAATTACAGCAACCGAAGGAACAATTGGAAATTGGGATATAATAGGCGACACACTTTCAAGTGTTAATGCCTCTAATAAAGGTATAATATTAGACGCAGATACATCATCTCCAACTATTGAAGTTAGAGAAGATGATAATAATCGTATACGAATATTCCATACTACTGCAACTGATTTTGGTATAATAGGAACGCAAGGAGGTAATAATGTGTTCTTATTAGGAGATCCTGGCGGAAATGGAAATAAAATTTCATCATGGGCATTTGATGATAAAAAATTATCATCTTTTAAAACTTCTACTCAAGATAAATTTGGTATTAGGATAGATGCTGATTATCAATTAATGACATTTCATGGAGATTCCGGCGAAGGTAAGAATAATATAGGTGATAACGATGCAGATAATGTAATGCTTGCGATTGGACAACTTACTGATGATGTATTTGGTATCAAAGGTTTCGACGTTGCAGGAAATAGACTATTTGAATTATCGCCAACACGAAATGTCATCGGCGGATTAACTATATCTGATACAAAATTATCTACAACGTCATATACAATTTCATCATCTACAGATACTAACGATCCTGCATCGTTTATATCATCGTCTCTATTCAAAGTGTCTGCAGGTGGTATAATTACTGGTTCTAGAGTATTACTTGAAGGAGGAGTAGTTGGTGGATTCGAATTATCTACAAATGAGATCAAGTCTTCAAATAATAATCTTAGAATGAAATCGTCAGGACAAATAACTGGTAGTGATGTTTTATTTGATGGTGGTACTATTGGAGGATTTACATTAACATCTGATACTATTACTGGTAGTAATATTGTTATTGATTCTGCAGGAAGTATTCAAACTGCAGATTATGCATCTGATTTAAAAGGTTGGAAAATATCAGCACAAGACAATGGCTTTGCAGAATTTGAAAATGCAAAAATTAGAGGTACATTATCAACTGCAGTATTTGAAAAAGAAACAGTTAATGCGGTTGGAGGACAATTATATGTAGCAAATTCTACAACATTAACTTCATCTGCACTACATACTAGTCCAGATTATCTACCAACCGATACAACAATGTCTGTAGTTAACGTTACTGGATTTTCTATAGGAGAAATATTATCTGCTAAAAAAGTTAGTAGTACTGGTTTTGGTACTGAATATATATTTGTTGAATCTTCATCTAGAAATGATTCAAGTAGCGATGATGACTTTTCTGGAAATATATTTGTACAAAGAGGTTATTCAGGTTCATTACCAGCTGATTCTGGTTTTAGTAGTGCTTCCTTAGGAGACTCTCCAGGAGCAGCACAATCATATTCTGGTTCTCAAGTATTAGTATCAACTGGTAAAGTTGGAAGTGGGTTTATAAGATTAAATGCAAACCCTAATAATCAAGCAACTCCGTTTATTGATATTGTTGAAAGAACAGGATCTGCAATTTATGATATAGCATTAAAAGCTAGACTTGGAGATTTATCTGGATTAGCTGGATCTAGTATAGTATTTGGAAATCAAGCACCAGGATTTGGTTTAGCAACTGACAATGTATATTTGCAAGGAGGCATAACAGCAACATTTGGACAAATAGGTGGATTTGCTATTACGTCTACAGCTATATCATCGTCTAATGACACTTTAATATTAAGAGGAGATACAGGCCAAATAACAGGATCTAAAGTTTTATTAGATGGTGGTGAAATTGCAGGCTTTGATATTAATTCAGTAGGAATAAAAAGTTCGAATAGTAATTTAATTCTGTCAGCATCTGGTAACATAACTGCATCTAATGCAAATATTACCGGTGATATAATAGCAAATACAATTACAGCAAATACTGCAGGAACTATTGCAGGGTTTAATATTAATTCAGTAGGAATAAAAAGTTCCAATAGCAATCTAATATTATCAGCATCTGGTAATATGACTGCGTCAAATGCTCAAATTACAGGAAAAATTGTAGCAGAGTCTGGAACTATAGGTGGATTTAATATTGGAACTGATCTAGACTCAACTTCTGGCACACTAAAATTAAAAGGAGCATTAGGTCAAATAACTGGCTCTAAAGCTTTACTTACTGGCGGAGAAATTGGTGGATTTGATATTAGTACAAATACATTAACTGGTAATGACTCGGGTGGAGAACGAATTCGATTAGATGTCAAATCAGGCGAGTATACCGTTGATGGAGAAGATTCATTTGGAATAATTCTTGGAAGTAATCCTGGCGAATTAATTGATAATACATCATTGCCATTTTTTGCTGCAACAAAAGACGATGGATCTAGAACAATATTTAGGGCAGGCGATGCAAATCAATTTATTAAATTTGATACCGGAGGATCTCCCAAATTATTTATAAGTTCATCTACATATTTCTTAGGAGCAGCAAATCAATTTATATCAGGAGCCAACGGAAATATAGAAATTTCATCATCTAATTTCCATTTAGATAATAATGGTAATGTATCAATGACAGGTACTATTACTGCAACAGCAGGTGATATTGGAGGATTTAATCTTTCTAGCGATGCTATAGCAAGTTCTAATGGTAATCTTGTTTTATCAGGATCTGGTAGAATTACTGCAAGTGCAGGTTTAATTGGAGGATTTGAATTATCTGCTAATAAATTTGAAGGTACTCCAGAAATAATTTCAGTTGTAAGTCAATCTGTAACAAATACAAATGTTAGTTGTTCATTTATAGCTATGAATAATGCACCATCATCAGGTCAACTAAATGTTTCAATAGATTATTTTTCAACATCACAATTAACTAACGATGCAACAGGAAATAAAAATTCTGGACTAGTAGATGTTAATTTTTGGAATGGATTAGCTCAAGCTGGTAACTTATATGTATTAGCAACAGAACAAGGAGAATTTGAAACTCAAAAAGCTTTATTTGCAGAAGTTGATGGAGAAGGTACTCCATTTGCAGCTGTATCAGTCGCAAAAGTTGGAAACTTTGGAACTCCGTCTGCCAAGTTCTTTTCATTAGATGGTTTTATGGTTGCATCTTCTAGTTTTGATGGAGATCTTTATTTTATAAATGATTCAGAATATAGTGACGCAAATAGTCTTATTTTTGTATCTGGAGCAAATCAAACTACAACATTTAATTCAGAAAAACAATCAATATTATTAGATTCAGCAAATAAATCATTATCAATAGCAACAGGTAGTTATACAGATACTGGAATACAATTACAATACAATAATGGTAATCCAAGATTTTTTGTAGGAACAGATACTGGTAGTCATTTTAAATATGATAGTAACATAATATCAATTTCATCTTCAAATTTCAATGTTACTCCTGCAGGAGAAGTATCAGCTAAACAAATAGAATTAACAGATTATGCTAAAGCTGATTATTTTGTATTTAAATTATTAAAAATAAATGTTGCTAATTCTGGTTCATTCTTTGAACAATATACAACGGGAGGAAAAAATTATACTAAATTAGTATTAGATGGATCTTTAGGTGGAGGCATAGCACAGTCTGTTAGAATTGAATGTGTTCCTAATAATCCAATTGGTATGATACAACCACCAATTAAATCAAATAGTCAAGGACATGAAGTTACTATAGAATGTGCTACTAGTGCTGTAGGATATGCAGCTCTTGTCGCAGTTAGTGGTAGTAGTGCATATGCATATGGATTTTATGGAGATGCTGATGATTGGTTTTATCAATTATTTCAAACAAGAGTTTATCCAGCAGGAGGAAGTGTTACATATGGAGGCGGAAGTGTTGGAGATATAGGAGCAGCATCTGGAAGAGTAATGGTACAAAACTCAGGCCAGCGTTTTAGATTTGTTAGATCGGCATATGATTTTAGATTGTTAGGAGTATCAAGTTATGATACAACTGCCGCTGGTACGTTTAACTCTCAAGGGTTAGTGTGTTTTCATTCTGGATTAAAAACTACTAATGGACCTATAGGAATAGGAATTGGAGCTACTTCAAAAGTCACTGCAGGTTATGCTTTAGAAGTCGACAATATTGTTGATAGAAATGGAACTACAACTGATGATGCATATTTTCATGGAAATATTAAAGTAGATGGAGGATTTAGAGATTCATCAGGAGATTTAGGATCTTCTGGTCAAATATTATCTTCTACCGGAACAGGAACAAATTGGATAGCTAACTCCGGTGGTGGTGGATCTGGAGATATTGAAGGCGTTACTGCAGGTTCTGGATTAACTGGTGGTGGTACATCTGGAACAGTTACTTTAAATATAGGAGCTGGTACCGGCATCGATGTTGGAGCAGATGATATATCAGTCGATGTATCTGATTTTATGACTAATGGTTCTAATAATAGAGTAGTCACTGCTACCGGAGCAGACGGAATGAATGCCGAAGCAAACATGACATTTGATGGTACTAATTTATTAGTTAGTGATGATTCAAATGCATATGCAAATATTGGTAGAACAAGAGTTGGCTATGCAACTTATAGTGATTATGGATATGTTTCACATAGAGATATGACAGGTGCAGGACAATATGCACTATTACAATCTTCTGTGGGAGATACATTTATAAATGCTGCAACTAGTAAAACTCTT